TTGTTGATATCATTATCACTAAAATTAATACTGCTTTGTGCATATGTGGTTTCCTTTATGAAAGATCCTAATATTATCTAATATTTATCTTTTTACTCTAGAAAAATTCTTATATTTCTCAAATTTAATCACATCTTTGAATTTATCAAAAAGTACATCACCTTTATGGCTGATAATAAATGTATTCTGCTTACCTGTTAATTTATGTAAAATTTTTAGAAATTCCTCAGTACCATTTACATCTAGCGAAGAATCAAATACTTCATCTAAAATTAGAAGATTGGTATTAACACTATTTTTCATTTTAGCAATTGTTCGCCAAGTAAAAAGAAGAGCTAGATCAATTCTCATTTTCTCACCCTCACTAAATGAATCATATGTAAATTCATCTCTAAATCGTGATTTTATTTTTTCTTCAAATTTTTCATTTAAATTAAAGGATACAAAAAATTCCATTGAAGATAGATACTTATTAATCAATTTGTTCATTATAGGTAGATACTGCTTAATAATACGAGTCTTAATTCCAGTATCTTTTAATAAAATATATGCGGTCTCATATAACTGCTTCTGTGATGATAAACTTTTTTGTTTCTCTATACACAATTTTAATTCTTCTTTTATTTCTTTTAGTTTGTGTACCCTTGTACCTATATCATCTTCTCTTCCTGCTATCTCCTCAATTTGATGTTTTAATTTTAAAATATAACTAGAAATTGCTTGTATTTGATTTTGATGAGTAGTAATTTCTGTTTGAACTTTTGTAACTGTATCTAATTGTGCTTGATATCCACGGATCTTATTACCTATCTTTAATAATGCTGTTCCACTTTCATGTAAACGCCCATGATGCTCTGATATCATCTTAGCCTTATGGTCTTCCTCTAGTTCTTGCTGACATGTAGAACAAACCGTGTTCTTTTCATAAAATTCTATTTCATTCTCTAAGGATATCATATTACGCTCAATACCCATTTGAAAGCCTGTCAATTCATCAAGGTTTTTTTGTGAATCATCAGTTGATATTGAATCTATTAGTTGTTTTACTATTACATTTATTCGGTCAATATCTGCAGTATTGTCACTAATATCACGTTTATTTTTTTGTATTTGATCTGATTTAGTTTTCTCTAAATCGGCAATCAAACCTTCAGTAGTATTAATATTACCAATAGATAATTCTCTTTTAATTTCATTAGAAGTAGTTATGTCTTTATTTTCAGATATTTTATTTTTCAATAAATTATTCATTATAGAAAAAATCTGAATATCAAGTAAGTCCTCGATAATATTTCTACGATCTACAGTTTTTAGCTGCATAAAGGGAGTAAAAGAGGCAGTTCCCAATAGAACTATTTGAGTAAATGATTTATAATTTAATTTAAGTACTGTTTTTTCAAGGTATTCTTGTTGGTCAACAGATTTAGCATCTTGATCTAATCGTTTATCATTTACATAAATCTCAAAGATATTCTTCTTAATCCCTCTACGAATTTTATAGTACCTACTCCCAATATCAAATTCTATTTCTACGAGTAATCCCCCATCGTTAACAGAATTTATTAATTGTGGTCTATTGATCTTTCTAAATGGTTTATTAAATAGACCAAAACACAATGCGTCTAGGATTGTAGATTTACCTGACCCATTGTCACCAACAATTAATGTAGTAGAACTTTTATCTAATTGAATTTCTGTGAATTGATTTCCAGTACTTAACAGATTTTTCCAACGAATAGTTTTAAAATATATCAAAATTTAATTTTACTCTCTTCTAAATAATTACAAAATACTATAGTGGATTTAATCAATTCTCGTTCAGAGAAGTATAGGTTCAGTCTAGACTCTTCCATCAATATTCTTTCAATACCTGTGGTGAATTATGATGTTCAAATCTATGTTCTGAGGATTGTAGTTCAGCTTTCAATATGAGTCCTACCATCTTATTAAAAGTGATATCTCTTTCATGTGCCTGAAAGGCAACTTTTCTAAAAACATCATCTGAAATTTCTATATCAACTGCTGTGTAAGGGGTTTCATCTTTACCAATTTTAACAGAGTTGACCGAATTTCTTTTAGCTCGTGTAAGTCTATCATTTATTCTGTCATCTTCATCTTGAGAATAATTTGTCATAACTTCTCTCTCCTTTCGTAATAGTAGTTCTGCATAGGTTTCCATTGTTATATTGTCTCTACAGTTAATGCTTCATTATATAGATTTCTCATTAATGTATTTAATTCTGTTTTATTATCTACATTTAATGTATCAACATATTTACTTAAAATAGTTAAGGTATCTTGAGCCTCATCAATATTCTCATCTTCTTCTGTATATAAATCTGAAAAATCTTCAACTACTACCAAATTCGCTACATCTACCGCATAAAATTTATCTAGAACAGTATCAAACCAAAAGGGGTTCGACTTTTTTTGTATTATAACCTTTACATACGTATTTTCATATTCGCTATAATCCATATTGGTTAGCTCTTCTAGAGTAGTATCACTGTCATCATAATAATACTTTCTAAACATTCTATAGGGGTTTTGTATCCTCTCTAACTCTCTTGTCTCTGTATCAAAGATGTGGAACCCCCTAGGGTCTTTATAATCACTCCATGTTATTTCATACGGATTACCAAGATAATAAACTGTTCCATTATCTGATTTATGATGAAAATGGCCACTCATTACCATATCAAACTTTTCAAATATAGATGCTTGAAGCCCTTCAAAATTTGTTTGACCTACTTGCATTATAAATCCCTGAACTTCTAAATGTCCCATCAAAATTTGACAACTAGTGTTTTGAATCATCTTCATACACTCTCCGTAGTTACCTTCATTTATCCACGGCATCATTAATATACCAAGTCCACCAAAATCAACTTCCTTGGGAGAAGAATATATCCACGGCTCTACCTCACCTTCAGTAGTTGTGAAAATTTCTTCGATAGAGTTCAATTCATTAGTATTTTTGAAGAACGTATCATGGTTTCCAATTATTATGTGGGTATCTACTCCCATTTTCCACAATCGCTCAACAAAATTTGTTCGTAGATCACTTAATGTCTTGAAGTTTATAAATTTTCGTCTATCTACAACATCACCAAGATGGATACAAGTCTTAATATTATGTTCTTCAAGATAAGGGAAGAAAACGTTATCATAAAACTTTTTAAAATAGGTTTGAAAAATAGGACTATCTCCACGCGCACCCCAGTGCGTGTCTGTTATAAGGGCTATCTTCATGCAGAAACTCTCATAAAAAGTTCTAAATTAGAAACATCTTTCTTAACGGCTTTTTTCTTTTTACTTTGTTCAAAATTATCTACAAAAGTATCAACCATTGTCTTAAAATCTGACTTGCTATAATCTCCTACGGGCGTATCATCTTCCACTCCCATGTAGTCCATATAATCAGGAGAAATCTCATAATTCTGCATACTTTTATATTTTATATATAATTGCTTTTTCTCTTTTTGAATTCTTCGTATAAAGGCATAAAAGATGATTTGTGTAAAATAAGCAAAAGGATTCTTTGATTTTTCTGGATTAAAATTATGGACATAATGTAAACAGTTTTCTATCCCATCAGAAATCATATCATTTTTAAAGGTATAATTTATAAAATTTGGCCTAAAAGATAATCTTTGAGCTATTTTTAGAAATACAGATCCTAAATATTCTGAAATTTGTGGTGGAAGTTCATTATTTTCAATTGTAATTGAGAGTTCCTTTTTATACTCTATCATCGCTTCTAAAAATTGTGCATTATCTACATAATGCGCCTTGGCGACTTTTTTTCGCTTTGCCATATAATATACTCCAATAAATGATTGTTTTTAATCTATAATTCATTATATCATGGAATTCTAATAAGTCAAGGCTTGACAAATGGTAAAAGGGTGATATAATAAGCCTGTTGGGGCGGAAACATTAACAAAAGCAAATTAAAGAGAAACGTTAAAAATCTTATAAGGAAACTTCTCTTCTTCATATATTTTAAGTCTTTCTTCAAAATGTTGATAAGCAAAATTCTTTCTAGCTCCTGCACAGAAATCATCGCTAATATCATATAAAACGGTTTCTTGGTTATTTTCTGATATCCTTAGTCCTCTACCTATCGATTGTAGATTTCTGACCCTAGACTTAGAAGGACTAGCGAAAATAATGTTATGCAAATTCCTAATGTTGATGCCGGTACTGAATACCCCATAACTAGCCACGATGATCGCATCGTGTTCTGTTTCAGCAATTGCTCGTATTTGCTCTCTTGTATCGGTTTCTGTACCGCCATGTACAAAATAAATTTTCCTATTGTCATCTGCTTCCTCCTTTATCATATTGTATAAAATACGTCCATGTTTTTTCACTAATCTAAAGAGAAGTAACGTATTACCCTTTAAAGATAATACCAAATTTTTTATATATTTATTTCTTTTAGCGTCTCCTACTAAAAACTCTATCTCTTCCATATACTTAGTTCTTCTCATTGCCTGACATATTTCTTCAGGATATTTTAATATTATAATACTTATACGGAATTCTGCTAATTGTTTTCTATCAATTAATTTTTTAGTTGTTGTAACCTTATAAACCCTACCAAATAGACCCTCCAACACTAATTTATGTGTCTGTGTCCCATCTAAGGTTCCTGTTGTACCAATTCGATGTTTAGCATTTACACATTTAGTCATAATAGATGTAAGAGATTTTGATTTGAATCCATGAGCCTCATCTCCAATTACTAATTCGTATGGTTCAAAACTTTTCTTTTGGAGTTTATAAATGGATTGCCATGTAGAAATAACAACTTTCTTCTCTGATATCTTATCTTGACCCGCATAAACTTGATGACAAAATTTTGCAGAATCCCACCCGTATTGTTGAAAATCTGTATATAATTGAGATACTAATGATGTGGTAGGAACGATTATTAAAGTCTTAACATTCAATGCTCGTACAATTAGATAGATTATTAAAGATTTTCCACTTGCGGTAGGAGAAACTAATAATGCTTTTTGGTATGACAGAGCATGATGAAACGCCTCTAGTTGGTAATCTCTAGGAACAAATGGTAGATTGAGACTATCAATAAAGTTTTGATTTTTTTCTATTTTGAGAGGTTTCCACCAATCCCCATCAGGAATTATCTTATAGTTTCTTTTTTCAGCGAATATAAAAACATATTCAAGAAGTCCACTATAGAGGTATCTAGTGTGAATATTGAATAGCCGTATTTTACCATCCCAGATTTTATTACGATATGAGGGCATAAACGTATATCCAGGAACAAAGAACGTAAAATAATCACATAGTTCTTGAGCAACAGATGGTTCACAATGGATTTTTAAGTATACCTCATCATGCTTAGATATACTAATATCCTCAATTCCCTGCTGTAAAACGTTTCCAGTCAATTGCATTTTTAATTAAATATCCTCTATTGGTGAGACTTCGAACTATAGCTTCTAAATAATTCACCTTTTCTTCTTGTACTGCAAGTAATTTTTTAGATTCTATTACATTCTCATCTGAATCTATATATTCTTGTATGTCTACTTTGAGTAATTTTAATTGAAATGGTTCCCAATCCACAGCTTCTAATTCTTCTTCAGTCATTCTTCCACTATAATAATCTCTTTTTCTTCTACGGAGACTAGTAAATATAAAACTCATATCCTTGAATTTTAATTTTTCATTGGAATATAGTATTAAATACTTGTTATGTAATTGGGGAATTTTTACTGCTTCTTGAGATAATTCAGTTTCATCAATAGTACAATCACTTGACCATAATTTTTGTATTTCTTCAAATTTCATAATT